TATAAAAAATTTAAACCCATTATAAACTTTCTGTCAAATCAGCCCCAATGGCTGCTCAAAAGGAACAAAACTATATGTCACAAGAAATGAACAAGAAAGCTGTCGCGGACCTCTTCTGCATCGAGGATGCAAGGGCCGTTTGTGAAGCCATTGGCGGTCTTGGCCTCAATCCAAACGACGAAGCTACCGACGAACCGCTGGACTACACTCCGGATAACATCCTGGACGTGACTGTGAACGAGAACCCGGATGGCATGCCTGCCTTCCCGCAGCTCGGTCAGGAAGAAATGGACGGCGAAACTCAGGCTTTTGTCGTTGATGAGCTTGCCAAGGAATTGCAGGCTGACGGCCGTGAATCTCTCACCGACGAGGACCTCATCCCGTTCATGGTGAAGATCAAGGGCGAAAACCACATTTCGCAGGACCTGACTTCCTTCATTGACCAGATTACCAGCAATGCTGACGCTCGTCTGGCTACTCAGAATACCTCCGAGGCCCAGCCGAATGGTGTTGCTGCCGACCTCACCAATGGTGGTGAAGGCGAAGCTCCTGCTGCCGATCCCCTTGCTGCCGCCGGCATGGGCGAACTTCCTCCGGAAGCTCCGGGTGGTCTCGCTGAACCGACCGAATCCCCTGCTCTCGATGCCAATCCGGATGATGCTTTCAGTCTGGATGCACCGGGTGCGGAACCGGGTGCGGAAGGCGACTTCAATCTCGATGTGCCCGAACCGGGTGCCGAGGTCGGAGCTGAAGGAGGCGACGATTCCTTCAATCTCGACATTGGTGATGAAGGTGGTGAAGCTTCTGCTGACGATGGTACCGACACTATCGGTGAACTCGACTTCGGTGACGAAGGTGGTGAAGGCGGTGAAGCGGCTCCTGCCGAAGGCGGTGAAGCTGGATCCGAAGAGGATGACCTGTTCAGTGCTCTCGACGGCATGAGTGACGAAGCCCTGGACGATGGCTCTGCCGATGAAGGTGGTGAGGAAGCTCCTGCCGAAGGCGGTGAAGAGGCTCCTGCCGAAGACGAAGAAAAACCGGCTGAAACCGAAGCCAAGGATGGTGCGGCTACTCCCGTGATTGAAAATCCGGGTGACCCGAACTCCGAAAAGCTACCGGAAAATGGTCCGGCCAAGCCAATCAAGGACGAATGCGGTGACGCCACTGCCGAATGCGGCGAAGTTCCTCCTGCGACCGTTGAATGCGGTGAAGTTCCTCCTACGACTGTTGAATGCGGTGAAGTTCCTCCTACGACTGTTGAAGGTGTCGAAGATGGTACCGAAGAAGTCCCGACAGATGGAGAAGAAATACTTGATGAGTCCATTGATTCCAAACTCGAATCCATCAAGGCTAACTATGTGGAATCCATCGCTCGTGAACGTGTTCGCGCAGTAGTGGAATCCTACGAACGCAAGCGTGATATGGCCGAAAAGGAAGCTCTCTGCGAAAGCATCATTGCTGACTACAAAGCCCGTCACGAAGCCGAGGATCGTCAGGCCATGGTAGAATCCACCATGGGTGAAAAGCTCTCCGAACTCGGTGACAAGGTTGCAACGCTCTGTGAAAGTGCCGGCAAGGCTGATGCCCTTGATGCAAAGTTCGAATCCATCCTTGGTCAGTTCAAGGCTGAAAAGGCCAGCGAGGCTGCTTCTCAGGCCCTTGATGCCAAGTTCGAATCTATCCTCGGCAAGGTCAGGAATGACAAGGCTGTCGATGCGAAGCTCGCTGCCATCGTGGAATCCGTGAAGGCTCCTAAGGCTGCTTCTCCCAAGGCTGCTCCTGCCGCCCCTAAGGCCGACCTCGATGCCAAGCTAGAATCCATCATTGCCACGGCAAAGAAAAAGATTGCCGCTGCCAAGTAAATTCGGCTTAACAAATTGAAAAGACACCGCCAGACCGGCGGTGTCTTTCTGTTTGCATGGAAGAAGATAGTTTTACACCAAACCTGATAAACTGCAGAACATGGGACATTTTACTGGACGACTCAAAGATGCTGTGCAAGCCGCTGCCGAGAAGGCAAGGGGACAGGAAGGCGCATTCTATGATATCGCCAAGTTTTACAAGTTTTTCGATGTCGCCGATACCGAGAATGGATTGACTGACTGGCAACGGGCCGGTGTTCCTGAAGCCAACCAACATAGGATTAGTGCGCTTTGTAGTGCATTTGCCGACATGATGGTCGATTTCCTTGCGAACGATGAATATGGCGTGATGACGACAGTGCTGGAAGATACCATCAACAAGCTGGACCAGCGTGCTGCCCAGACTGCTGGTGAAATGGATGCGGTCGGTGGCGCATTGGGCGGCCTTACCGGTGGTGCCAGTGAATCGGCACGACAGGCCCTGTCTTCGGCAATCGCTGCCGCAATGCAGGGAAACAAGTTCGACCCGGATATTCTTCCCCCGATTTCGATTGGCCTGAACGGCTTGCCGATTTCATTGGCCAACTATTACAAGCCAGGCTTTACACAGCCGAACTGGCCATTCCTCTATGAGCACGAGAGCCGCAAGGAAAGCGGGTTCTATGAAGGTGACGATGGACTTATGCTCGGCCCAGGCATCCCGATGTCCTTGGGTGGCAAGGCGAAGATCCTCGTATTGAAGGCTATTTTTGCCGTTCCTACCGTGGATGATCACGGGAACCCGGTGGGTGACATGGAAGGGGGTCTTTCCGAGGAACAGTTCGAGATAGTCAAGGGCGCGATGGACAAGCGCACCATGGGCGAACTCACCGATGCCGAAAAGAATTTCACCTTGAGCGATGAACAGTCACGCGCCTCGTATTTCCGTTATGTGAATATGGTCATGTGGGATGCCGTGTGCAACAAGAACAACTGGGCCTACTTGCACTGGGGAATTCTTTCGCACAACTCCATGCCGGAACCGGTCAAGACGGCCGTATGCAGTTTCTTGAAGACAAACGGTCTGGCGCTCGATGCCAATGTGAACAGTCCGGCGGCCATGATTAGCTACTGTCTGAATATCGGCATGGCCTATCTGATTGGACGTAACAAGCCGGTCACTATCGTGGGCATTCCGGGTCAGAAGTTGAAAGCCATCCGGGAAAAGGGTTCCAAGACGGTGACCGAGGTTACCGAGTATGGAAAGGCAGTGCGCTATGAAGGCGGTGTGCCGAAGGATGCCAAGCTCGCCAAGCTGCATTTCACCTATATTGCCGATATTCTCATCAGGCTCACCAATGGATCTTCCGAGAACGATATCGATTTGAGAAAGCGCCGTGTCGATGAGGCTAACCTCATTTATAACTACTGTGGGTATCCACAAGTGGAGTATGGCATGTCTCCTGCGGCCATTGCGTCCGAGTTGAAGGCCGATGCCCTTGTGAAGCGTGGGTTCCTCGACTTGATGAAGTCCACGGTCTACGTGTTCCCGAACAAGTCCGGGAACTATGGCTCCGGTGCCAATGTGAAGATCGAGATGCAGACGAAGTATGTGGACCCGGATGGGACCAGGCTTCAACCGAGGTCGAAGGAAGTGCTTCAATGGCTCGGCGGGCAGCTCGGTATCGATACTATCCAGATTGCGTCGCTCATCCGTGAACCGGTTGACCAGGGTCGTATCATGTGCGACAACTGGCACCGCGGCAAGCGTATTTCCTATGGCAAGGGCGGTACTGCGGTAAACATGGTCTATGTTGACTGGACCAAGAAATATGGCGGTACCGAAATCAAGTGCGCCAAGCATTTGCCGTATGATACCCTGCTGAAAGTGAGCGAGACTGATTTGCCGAAGGTCAAGGAAGCGATGAAGCAGAAGGCTGTCGATGTCGTTGCCAGCGGCATCAAGATTTCGAACCATTGCTGCGACCCGACCATCTACCAGGCAATCGACATCAGTGCCACCCACATGTCAAAGTACGGAAAGGCCGTATGTGACAAGGCCGTGGCCATCTGCAAGGATGCCAAGCAGCGCAAGATTTTGCAGGGTGTTATCGTCCCTGATGGCTGGGGTAACCCGCCGGCAAAGACCGGTGAACCCGCATTGCACATCGAAGTGGATCCGCGCAGGACTGACCCACCAATCCCGGTCGCAGGCGAGGACCCGTCCTCCCTGGCACCGAACCCGGACAGCGATGTGGTTATCCGCGTACAGAATGAGAATTTGACCAGCAAGGCCTCCCTTGACGCAGTATTTGTCAAGGATAACGTTGACAGTAAATCGTAGGTAGAACATGTCCAGGTTGTACACGAAAAAGAAGCAGGAATTTGACGATACCGTATATGGATACTTGGTGAAGCGTCTGTCGATGCCCATTACGGACACCGATGCGTACCATACTGGCCATGTAGATGAGAAGGGCAACGAATTGAAGGCGCCCGATGACTGGTCGTACACTCGACTGGACAAGCTGGTATTCGATTTGAAGGCAATCCTCGGAGACCGGGTGAACAACCTGGGAAAGACCTATGCCGACGTGGATGCCTATGCCCTCATGAACGGTAATGTCGATACCGGCAAGTATGCGGAAAACTATCAGCCGGTGCTCTCCATCATCGAGGAAGCCGCTTATATCCCCGCTGGTCTGCGCGGCCAGGCAGGCGAGGCCAACGAGACAAGTGAACTCCCGTTGGGCGACCGCATCTCGTTTGCACTTTCGGTGGCAAACTTCCTCCTGTATGCCGCGAGGTTCAGCCGTTTTCCGAATACTCTCGAGATCGACGATGAAGTTTTGCCGTCCGTGGAATCGACTTTCGGCATCCGTGCATTGGGTTCCCAGGAGGAATTCCTCGAATATGCAAGGAATGCGAAGATTACTGACGGTCGCGGCCTGAACAATGACGGGTATGTCCTGCTTGTGCGTGCCGCAAGGAAGATTGTCTCGTCCAATATCCTGAAACCCAGGGACTTTGGTGAGAACAACCAGGCTGAACAATGGAGGACTGTCGCGAATGCATAGGATGTACAACGGATTGCCACTTTTCGAAGTGGATTTCGGGGACTTCTCCTATATAGTCGAATGCGTCATGCATGGCAAGCGCATGTTGGCTCGCAATATCTGCGACGAAGAATTGAAGGACTATTTCAATACCGTGCGGCGTGCGAACTTCGCCGCGACCTACGGGGGCACGGTCATCATTTACGGAAGGTAGCGATATGCTTTTCAAGAAGAACAAGACACCGGAAACCCTCGCGTCGAGACTTCTCAACTACGAGCGCAATTACGGCATCGGCAACCCGAAAGGACAGTATTTTGACCGAATTTTCAACCGTATAGATACGGAGCGCAAGGTCAGTGCTTCCAGGAACTCGGTCGCCCAGGGCATGAACGACATGCTGTTCCCGAACGGGGCCACCCCGGACGGATACAGCACCTACACCCCTATGCTCGGCATTTCCACCGAGCCGCTGGATCCGGACAAAATCCAGGACGCGGTTGCCCAGAAGGAATGTGACCTCTACTGGCGCAAGAACGTCGAGCGTTCCCTGAAATACGAGACGGTCGCGGGTCGTTCCGAAGTGAACGAATCCATCATCCAGATTTGTAACGAGGCCGCCTACAAGGACGACATGGGCGAATCCTGCTCACTGGAAATCGACCCGGATGCCAAGATTGGCGATGCAACCCAGGACATCCTCCACACGACGTTCCGTCGCAAGGTTCTCCGCGAACTCCTCAATTTCCGTATCAACGGCTGGAACTACATGCGCTACCTGTGTATCCATGGCCGAATTTTCTTTGAAGTTGAGTTCGACGAGAACAAGAGCCAGATTCTCGGCGTGAAGATGCTCCGTGAGGAGAACATGATTGTTATCTACCAGGATGACTTGATTATCGGCTACCGCCAGATGCAGACGGGTCCGATGAACATGCGCAACGGTGGCAAGAACTACAAGGACTTCTCCCCGAACCAGATTCTCTATGCTTCCCTCGACATGACTGGCCCAGGCGGCATCAACGATCCGCGTTCCATCCTGGAACCGGCCATGAAGCCATACAACCAGTTGAACACCATCGAAGACTCCGTCGTCATGTACCGTATCCTCTGGGGCCAGGAAAAGCTGGTCATGAAGGTCGATACAGGTAACATGCCGAAGGACAAGGCCGAGAAGTACATGAAGGACCAGGCCAAGGTCTTCTCTCGAAAGCTCGACTACAACTCCCAGACGGGTGAAGTGACGAACTTCGGCAAGGCAATCGGATTGACCGAACACTATATTGTTAGTCTTTCCCAGGGTCGTACCGGCTCCTCCATCGAAAGGATGCAGGGCGGTAACAACCTGCAGAACATCGATGACCTTAAATTCTTCAAGCGCAACCTTGTCAACTCCCTCATGGTGCCTCCGGGACGTATCACGGCCCTTGCCGGCGACAACCAGAACTACGCCCAGGGTAAGATTGGCGAGGTCACCCAGTCCGAAGTATCGTTTGCCGCACTTATTCAGCGTTACCAGACGCCTTTGGAGGCCATCATGGTCCGCCTGTTCGTCATGGTCCTGAACACCATGAAGAATGTGGACAACTCCATCAAGAGCGAAATCAACTTCTCCGTCAGGTTCAAGAGGTCCAACGGGTTCCAGAACTTCATTGAAAGCGAAATCTGGAACACCAGGCTCAATACCTTCGACCTCATGGCCAAGCACTGCCGTTCCAAGGACAATCCGTCCGGCATGCTCCCGAGGAAGTTCGCCCTCATGAAGGGCCTTAGGGTCAGTGACGAGGAATACAACCAGATCCGTACCTGGCTCCGCGAGGAAAAGAACGATGAACTCTATGGCGAAGCCGGTGGGGGTGGCGAAGGTGAAGGCGGTGGAGATGCCGGTGGCGGTGGCGGAGGCGACGCCGGCGGTCTCGGTGGCCTGATGTAAGATAATGATAAATCCCGGGAACATTCCCGGGATTTCTCTATCTGTTCCAGATGTATCGGTAGTTACCACAGTCGTAGATGCGGTATATCTTTCGCGATAGCATTATCTCGTGCTCGCTCATGTTCGGATCGAAACCGGCATCAACCAGCTTCTTCTTGGTGAACTCCATGCGGTTGTGGCGCATGTTGTTGATGATATATGAGTATGCTGGCGGGGTAATTCCGTCCAGGGTGAAGCCGAGCTTTGGATAGAATGCATCCTTTCCACTCCAGCGACGGTCGGC